GAAGATTTTTTACACCTAGCTTTGTTTCCTGCTTGGCTAGTTTTCTTAGGAATGGTTTCGTGTACTGAGTGCTCTTTATGTAACTTCATAACTGCCCCTTACCTTTGTTAACTATGCAGTTATTTACCAAAATAAAGGGTAGTATAGTAGTGGCGGAAGATGTAGGATTCGAACCCACGGTAGGGTTGCCCCTACGACGGTTTAGTAAACCGTTGCTTTAAACCACTCAGCCAATCTTCCTTAATCTTTTGTCTGTGTCCTTCCAGTCTTGTACAGCTATAGCATTGTTCACTTCCTCGCATTTTGCAAGTGAATAGTCATTACCACTAGGATCCATTGCATCGCCAAAGAACCAAAGTGTGTCCTTAGGGTCAAAGTCTCTTAGGATCTGACTCTTGTCATTACCTTTTGGTCCTATGTCTATACCAGTATCGCCACCAACAGTTGCTTTCAAGTTAGGAAAGCGGAAGTTAAACCGTGCCGCAATATGTTTGCGTTCTAGTTGGTGTTCATCCCATTGAACATACAATTTACGTTCACCCATTGTAGCATTTCGTCCTACAATACTAAAGTTAACCATACCTGTACGTTCTTCAATATGTAATCCTGTTCGTAATCCAAACTTACTTGCTTTAAGAGTTTCTTGTAACCACGTCCTGGTATCGTCTGGAAGTGTCCACGGATCGGAATAAACGTTCGTACTACCTTCGTAAACATCACTGCCTGAACAGTTGTAAACACGTTGGGCAAGACTGTATATCTCTTCCCCTATTTGTTCTATTGTTTTTTCTCTGTCACTACCTGTTACTAGATAGCAATCATGCTTTGCACAAAATTCTGAAAAGTATACTGCAAAGTCGTCATCAATTGGTCTGCGGCTTGGTGTTAGTGTGCCGTCGACATCAAATATAAATTTATCCACAAATTTACCTCTGTTATTAAAATGGCAAGGCCTTGCCCTGCTAATATTAATTACATCCAGATAAGCATACTATCATCAGTTGTGGATCAATAAAATTAATTACACCCCCAATTAAAATAAGGGCTCCCCAAATTTCTAAACCTGTCATGCTATTAAATCCTTATTGCTGTTATTAACAAGTTAACTATAACACAAAGTAAGCACTATGTCAAGCACTAATAAGTGGATTAGATGGATTTACGTCTAGGTACTTCCCCCATTCCGCATAGTAGTGACGCATACCAACTTCATCATGAATAGTACAATTCTCATGTCTACCATGTAGTATGTTTCTACGTTCAGTACCTGGAGCCATCGATGCTCCTTGTCCTGTTACACCTAACAAGTCTTCGTGCAAGTTACGTCCGAAAGGTCCCCAAATAGTATTGTGGTGTTTGATACGGGTATGTCTTTCTTCTGGAGTATCCTTGCGTAGTCCATAACCTCTAAACTCAATAAGCACACTATTAGGTCCTAGTGGAGTAACACTATCACTACGATAAGCACTACCACGTAGGTTAAAGTTAAAGCCTGGAAACAAGTCTACCATATACCATTGGTTCGGTGGTAGGTTAGGAAAACTTAATTCACCCCTGTCACCTTCTTTATCAAACTCAGTATAGTTAACAGTGAAACTACTTACATTCACATGACCATTATCAAATGCAATATTCTTACGTGCAAAGTATTCATCATTGAATCCTGTTACACGATTGAAGTAGTGCATAAAGTCGTGATAGAATTCACTGTTTGTATCATGCCATAACTTAAAGTTAGTAGGAATAACTGCTTTATGATAGTGGAAGATTTCTAGTTCTTCTGTATCAATAGCATCAGCAATACAATCAAATGCACCTGCTGTCCATTCTTCTACACTCTGTGTTGGATTAGGATCAAGTGTTACCCATACCATACCTCCGTGCTTAACTTCACAATGTAGTTGTGGCTCGCTTGTTACAATAGGTGCTTGTAATGTTCCCGTAGGTGCCCAACTACCGTAATTACGATATGCTTTGACTTCATTACCTGTATTATAAACAATAATATTATATCCAGCAATTTGTGATGTGCGATAATCTAACTTATTATACATTTCGCTAATATGGCATACTGGTATCCAAACCTTTGAAAAGATTTGCTCTTGTTCTTGATCGTGTATGTCTTGGTTGTTGTAGCATTCGCTACTAATGTGTTCGACGTCTGGTGTCTTTAACCAGTTTCTATGATTGCGTGGTGGCATTATAATTACTCCTTCTCACCTAGCAGGTATATTTATTCTATTTGACCGGTGGTCTTCTGAAAGCAGATTATAGGCATTGTCTATGTGTAAATAGACGCAACTTTTCTGTTGCTAGGTAAGTTGCCAACCCCGAGTGATTATGCCGCTAGGGCAAAATCCTCATTCACCGCAGTAACTGGTGCAGAAAAATCTACAAAAGTTACGTTGGATAGTGCATTATCGTTTGCATCTATAACGTTCGTTCGCGATAACGGTGCTTACATCCCGGTAATCTCGTTCAACCTTAACAAGCCAGTCGATCCTATTTCGCCCCCATCATAAGCACACTCAATAAATGTGTTTATGGTGGAGGCGCCGGGTACTGCCCCCGGGTCCTGTTCATGTGACATACGTTGCTGTCATCAATTACAGCTATATTTAACCTATTTAAGTGCATATATTATTCTTCTGGCATAACTAACGTCAAAGGAAATATCACTATGCCAAAAATGAGAACATATACTTTCTATGACGGCGAGAAGGTAGAAACTAAAGAAACAACAAGCCTAAGAAAAGCAATTAGATCCTTTCAAAGTAGTACTGAAAGTAAATCAGTCAAAGTAGAATGGACAGCCAAAAAAGGCGGAACATACGAAATGGTACAAGCATTACCAATTGGTAGAAAAATAAGACAAGCGGCACTTACTGAAAAGAAGAGAGCGGCTTTAAAAGCAAAACTAGGAAGAAAATAACAATAACAAAGAGGGCAAATTATGGCTGGAGTTAAAGCAAGAGGGATAATCTCAGTACAACATATAAGAACACACGAAAGAGACGGAGAGCAAATAGAAGTTAAACCAGTTAAGTATTATGGTCCAGGCTCTAATGGTCGTACGTGTGGTGCGTTTAAGGATACCGGTGAGATGGTTAGAGACTCAAACGGTAATCCTAAATCTTTTAAAAGTATCTAATTATCTATTGAAGTTATCAGGTCTTATTAGATTACCGGCAATCATTCTGCCCCGGTTATCTACGAGTTCAAACTCTAGTACCATTTTGTTCGCTATGTTTTTAATTTGTGCGCCTTCAAAAGCAGAAATGTGTACGAACACATCTTGTCCACCATCGTCGGGTGTTATGAAACCATAACCTTTTTTGGCGTCAAACCATTTTAGCTTTCCAGCAATTCTTTCGCTCATATCGTTTATCTTATTCTATCCTTGATTATATAATATGTAGATAGTTTAGTAATGTTTCTACTAGAGTATTTAGTGATTTTGTAATATTATTATGTACATACAAATATAGGCCGGCCCCGAAGGACAAGCCTATTTTTGCGTAATGAAATTATAGAGAGTTTTTCTTCTCTTGTATTTCAGCTCTTCTTGATTTAGTAAGTTTACCAATGTTGCCTAGTGCCTTTCTAGCTCTAGCCGCCGATGCTTTTACACCTTTGGTTTCAAAAGATTCGTGTTCTTTCAAGTAACTTTCCATCTCAGTCTTAATCTGTTCATGAATGTCTGACATAATTATATCTCCTTGTGTATTAATAGTTAGTTGTATCTTGTATTATATTATTAAAAAGTGGCTTGTAGGTGCCTATATTGGCGAAATTATCCTGCAAACACGTTAGGTGAACCCGCGGCAACCGAAGTGCAACCTGATATTGCGTCTCCAATCCTACCTGTTCCTACATTATTGGTAAAAACTTTAGTTGATCCTACTGCAATAGGCGCCGAGTGTGACGGACATGGTACTCCTGGAAGTAGATGTCCTGTGTTAACATCACCTTGTCTTGAAACTGGAATGTTGTTAACAAATACATTAGGAGATCCTACTGCTCTAGTCATTCCGCTACAATGAGCAACGTCGGCGTCGCCTATTCTAGTTACTGCTGGCATATGATCTCTCCCTTGTTATTAGTTCTTGCAACTTTGTATTCCATTGTTCAATTTCTTTATGTTGTTCCTCTGAGTGTGGTGGCTCTGGAACTTCTGGTGCAAACTTAATTATATGATCGAACTCACTAGGTATAGCCTCATACTCTGTGTATGTAGACAGTTCGCCGTTGTTTTTTATAACAAACTCGTTCATACTAATATTTATGTAAGATTATTTGCGAACCAAGTCGGCCATGCCGGCTGGTGCTTGTACAATGCTACTTGTCTGCTTGGTATATGCTTCTGCAAATTCAAATTTTGTTTTATGAACTAGAGTGATAGCATTGTGCTTAATACTATATGATATAGCCATATCAGCAGTAAACAAGAACTGTTGTAACCCAATACCCTTTTCACTAGCAACTAGTGTAAGTGGTTTGTTTATTTTAATCTGTGTGTCGTCACTGGCTTCAAACTTTCCAACAAGCTCTTCGCCTGATGTAAGTTTAATAGTAACAACGTCTCCTACTTTATATGGTGCTTCAATTAACATACTGTCTCCTAATGTGCGTAGTTCATACCATGGTCATCCATGTGCTGAACTAATTGTTCATACCCACCTACATACTTACCGTGTAAGATAATCTGTGGAGCAGTTCGTGGCATTGGTAAGTTATTAACTGCAAACTCTTCCATTAGAGTTTCAACTTTTATATCCTTGCCAATGATTGATTCTTTAAAAGGTATACCTTTATTTTTTAGTAACATCTTTGCTTTTACACAAGATGGGCAGTTGGGTTTTGAATAAACAACTGTAGGCATATTTTGATCCGCTTCTTTCATAATTATAGTTTAAATCCTTTGAGAGAGTCTTTGTTAACGTCTTGCTTAATACCACCAATGATATAACTCTCTACTTCTGTTTCTTGTGGTGCTACTTGTAATCCTGATGAACTCAACCAATGTTGTGTCCAAGGTAAAGGATTCTGTGTTGCAGGTGTATCAAAGATTGGTTTGTATCCTAATGCTTTTAATCTTTTGTTAGCAATAAATTCTACATAACTTCCTAACAGTTTTTCATTAAGACCAATAATTGATCCATCTTTCATTAAGTGATGTGCCCATGCCTTTTCTTCAAGTACACAAGTTTTCCACATCTCATAAACTTCAGCTTCACACTCTTTTGCAATGGAGGCAAATTCTGGATCGTCTTCACCACGCATCCAATTCTTAAGAATGTGTAAACTTAATGCAAGGTGTTGACTTTCATCTCTTGCAATCAAACTAATAATCTTTGCTGAACCTTCCATCATCTTTAATTCGCCAAATGCAAATGTACAGGCAAAGGAAACATAAAAACGCAATCCTTCTAAGATGTTTACGTTCATCATTGCTAAGAACAATCTCTTCTTAACTTCTCTCATTGTTCCTTTTTTATGATGTATATGATCGTCGGCCGCTTTGGTAAATGCATCATAGTTTTTAGTAACACTAACTGCACGTTCAATAATCTTTTCATCATCTAAGATAGTATCTAATACTTCAGTTGGGTCTGCATATACATTCTTTATAATATGTGTATAACTTCTACTATGGATAGTTTCAAAGAAGTCCCAAGTAATACTACAACCTTCTAGCTCTGGAATACTTACGTGTGGTAAGAAAGCTAAACATGGTCCTCTACCTTGTACACTATCTAGTAGTGTTTGGTATTTTAAGTTAGCAGTAAAAATGTGCTTCTGTTCTGGAC